TTAGCACTCGCCCAATACAAGTCCAAAGTCGTCACTGGATACCTGAGCAGCTTCATTAAGCCGTTGGCGCAGCGCAGCGGTCAGTTGCCTCTCCACTTCCCACGGGTCCGACAAGGCGGCGAGTTGCGGCGCCAACTGCGGCGACAGGCTTATCAGAGATTGATTGAGCGAACGCGCGGTTTCATACGCGGCCTTCTGCACAAAGCTGACTTCCACCAGTTCGCCTTGTGCCTTGCGGAACTCCATCTCCGCCATCCTCGCCAGGTAATGCTCGCGATGTGCACGTGCTTTCTGAAAATCTGGAGTCTGCCCTTGTGCGGGATCAGCGGGCGGCGGCGCAGCCATGTTAGTCGGCTCGGATTTGGCTGCGACGTGACTGTACACATCACGCTGAAGCCGATCCTGTTGGTGGCGAGCAGCGACAGCAGCCTTGCTCGGGTCGGCGGTCTCGCGGATCAACGCTTCAGTGGCCAGCACGTCGACCTGCTTTCCATTGGGCGACAGGACCAGTCGGCCGTTCTCTTTCAGCCAGGTGATGTAGCTTGGTGATCGGCCGATGTGCGCAGCGAAGGCGCTCTTTGACAGGTACGTGGCTGCGGTCATAAGCCCTCCTTTTCAGCGGCTTTTCAATGAATCCTTTCAAGATTTCAGTGGATTGAAATTTCAGTAAGCTGGCGGGCCTCCCACTAACAAGATCCCGCGGGTTTCCGACCCCGTGTCCTTTGCAAATCCCCAGGGTCCCCGGCGGTTTCTGCCCGATCCGGTCGGTCGACTCGGCATTCGAGTGCCATGCCCTACCCCCATCCCTTTGGAAAGACGGACATCCCTGCGCGCATTTCAGCTAGAGAGATTCCGCGAGTTCGATAACCCGTGCAGGGGGCGGCCCTCAGGGAGGACCCGTGAAATCTGCGGCCCGTCCGGCCTCCTCGGCTCATGCCTTCGGCTCGGCCTCGCTCAGGTCCAGGCGCTTGGCCACCCAGCGCTCGTACAAGCCGATGGCGACGTCCGCGCCGGCCATCGCGGTCAGGCAACCCAGGGCGCCCGCTGTCCAAATCGACAGGCCCGCGCCGAACAGCAACATCATCGCTGACACGCTGCACACGATGCAGGCACCGGACCGAAGTGCGAGGCGGCGCAGTAACGCCCAACCCCGTGCCCCATCCTTGTCAGCGCGCCACATCTCGCCGGACACGCCGCCAACCAATGACAGGGCAATCACCAACCAGATCGGCATCTCTGCCAGCGCCTGTTGCTCGTTCGTCATTGCCCTGCCCCTTAAGCAAAAAGACCCGGCGCAATGGCCGGGTCAGGTGGTGGGTGGCCTGCCGCGCTTGGCGGTCGCACCCATCGAAGATGGCCTCTTTTTACAGCTCGATTCTGGTGGCAGCAAGACCGTTTTAATGCCATCCGGTGAATATGTGGCTTACGTCCGGTGAACGGCTGGCGAATGTCGGTGAATATCTCAACCCGGCTGGCTTTTGCTTCTGTTGTTTCGGTGGCGTCCCATGCGTCCCACCTCTCCAAAACAAGGTGGGACGCCTGAAAGCCCCGCGAATTGGGGCTTTGCCCCACCGTCCTACTTTTATCTCTCTTTTCTCGTGTATAGAAAGAATATTTAAAAACACGCGTGCGCGTAAACGCGCGTACCTGTACCCGCTACGCACACACGGGCGGGAGGCATGAAAAAGGTGGGACGGTGGGACAGCCCAGCAACGACGCGGCCTGCGCCCGTCTCACCACTGTAAAAAGCAGTGGGACGGAGGCAGGCCGGTGGGACGGCGTGAGCCAGAGGGATGCCCACGATCAAGCCGCTTCCCCCAGGAGGAAGTGCTCGACCACGATGTGAGCGTCATGCAGGCGCTGGTAGTAGAGGTTGCGTGTGCAGCCACTGTTCGCAAGGCGTGCAGCCAGTGGCGCATCGGGCTGGAAGTAATGCACCTTGACCACCGTCATCAACTCGGGATCAAGGCGTTTCTTGACGATGCGCTCGATGTCCAAGGAAGCCTCCAGCGGCACCCTGCTCCCGCGCCTGCCGCGCACAAGCTGGCCACCGCTCTCCATCATCATGGCGACCATGTTGCCGCCCGAGTAACCGGCGGCCACCTCATCGCTGTGCAGTTCCTGCGCCCATTGCTTGAGGGCCATGTCGATCGCTTTAATCATCGAAGCACGGCTCCTCAAACTCAGGTTGTTCCAGCGCAGGCGCCCTGCCCCAACCCTCCGGCTTTTTGTACGCCCACGGCCGCTGGCCGCTCTTGCTCAGGGCGCCCAAACGAAACCGTCGCCACCCCAGTCGATGCAGAATCGCACCCACACGCATCTGCTCGGGTTTGCCCCAATGACCGGGATCGAGCTTGAGCGCCTGACTCATCACCTCACTGCCGGTGGTGGTCTCGCCGATCTGCGACTCTTCAAGCCAGGTCAGGATGGGCGTTTCCCATTCGTCCACCACGAAGCGTTCGTCCTGTTCCTCGCTGAACATCGGCGCTTCCTCTCGCGTGACCCACCAGAGATCGCCGGCCTCAAAACAGAACATCGCTTCGGCCCACAACTGGTCGCGGATCTCGCGCAGCAACGCCACGTCGACCTTGGTACAGGCCACCGGCCAATACCGGCGGTTGCCGGTGGCGTCCTTGAGGTACTCGTCCTGGTTGGTGGTACCGACGAAAACACACTGGCGTGGCACGTCCAGCGTTCTGCGGCCATAGCTTTCGCGGTAGGTGTCGGTCGACGCGGAGAAGAACTGCTTGGCCTTGGTGCTCTCGGCCTTGTTGAAGCTGTCCAGCTCGCCGAGCTCGACGATCCACTTGCCGCGGATCGCCTGAAAGCCGTCCTTGTCGCCGAGGGCAAACGGCGTGTCCATGAACCACTCACCGCCGAGCACGCTCATGGCGGTCGACTTACCAGCGCCTTGTACGCCTTCGAGGATCATCACCGAGTCCGCCTTGCAGCCGGGCTTCATCACCCGCGCCACGGCCGAGATCATCCAGCGTTTGCCGACCTTGGAGGTGTAATCCGTTGCCTTCACCCCCATGACATCCGTCAGCCAACGTTCCAGGCGCGGCACACGATCCCATTCGAGTTTTTTCAGGTACTCGCGCACCGGGTGAAAGGCGTGGTCGTGGGCCACGACGCTGACGGCTTCGATCACGTGCGAGGACTTCACGCGCAGGTTGTACTGCTGCGCGAGCCACTTCATCACCCGCACGTCGTCGATGTCGGCCCACTCCCCGGTGCCACCGCCATAGGGCGCAGCACGCAGCTTGACGATCTTCGAGCTGAAGGCGCAGTAGCTGATCACCCCGGCCCAGCGTTCGTCGTGAGCCAGGATCAGTTCGACGTTCTGCATGTGCGCGATCAAGGCGCCGCTTTCACTGCGGGCCAGTTGATCTTTCCAGCCACCGGCGGCCGGCGGGCGGACCACGGCCAGCACCTGGCGGCGAACCGCTTCGAGGCCTTCAGCGACGTGCAGGTCGTTGAAGTCGGTCCACTTGTCGTGACGCTCGACCGAGAAGATCGGCGCAACGACTTGGCCACCGACAATCAACGCGGCGTTGCTGGCCTTCTCCTCACCCGGGTTCCACGCATCGCCATTAGGCTTGGTGGTCTTCCAGTCGTCATCGCGGCAGATGATCAGCGGGCAACCGGCGAAGCGTTCGCGCATGACCTTGCACACGGCCAGCAGGTTGCCCGCATCGAAGGCCACCGCTACGGCAAGCGACGTCGCCATGTGCAGGCTGGCGCCGGTGGCGTAGCCCTCGCACACTAGCACCGGTTCACCCGGTACCGGATGAGGACCGAGCAGGTGAAAAGTACCCTCCTTCGCCATGCCGTAAGGCCAGTAGGATTTGTCGCGGCCGGTGTCTTCCTGCTTGTTCGGGAAGATCACCTGCAGGCCCATAATCTGATCACGGGCATTCTTCATTGGGACCAGTACCGCACCAGTTCGTGGCGCGTATCGCACATTGATGCCAACGATCTGCTTGCGGTCCAGGTAGTCGCTGCGGCCTGTGGTCGGCATGCGCTCGAATAAACCCTGCGCCCTTTTCGCGGCCCGCCGCGCAGCGTTACTCGCGATTTCGGCGGCGCGGCGCTTGGCTTCTTCTTGGCGAGCGCGCATCACTTCACGCTCTTCGGGGGACATGCGACCGGCCTTGACCTTGATCTTCTGCGTCTCGCCCGAACGCCAGTCACCGAAAGCGCCAAAGATCAGCGTATCGCCCTTCTCCGTGCGCTGCTCGTGGACCACGTACCAGCCGTTCTTTTCCTTGCCCTTGTCCTGCGATGTCTTGCAGCGGGTCAGCTTGCCGAACACCAGCGGCTGCGCCGGCTCCAGACCGTAATCGGCGAATTGGCCCAATACCTCATCGAGCATACTGAATCCCCCGCTCAGAGAGAGACTGGCAGCTGATGCACTGCGAGCAACCCGGTTGGGCCAGGCGGCGCGCTTCCGGAATCGGGTCGTCACAGGCTTCACAGTACAGCAAGGAATGGGCAGCGCTTTCGGCCTTGGCAGCGCTGCGCGCGGCCATAGCCTGATCGATGCGCTCCTGCACCAGGTCGTTAGCGAAATCGGCGATGTCAGCCACGCTCGGCACCTCGCGTCGTCTGGTTGACGTAGGTGGCGCGGTTGAACAACCCCAGCAGCCCTTGGATGCCCCGGAACACCTGCAGACGAATCGCCGCGAGTTCCTGATCAGTTACCACACCGTCGCCGATGCTCTTGGCCCAGGTCTCGGCGAGATCCGCGACCTGGCGAAAGTATTCGGCGATACCGGTGGTGAGGGTCTCGGGCATGTCGTTGGTGTAGGTGCCCGCCAGCTCCTGCCAGATCGTGTCACCGACCAGCGCATGCACCGCATCCAGAATGCGGCGATCCTTGGTCAGTTCGAGGATCTCGCCGAACTCCTGAATGTTGATGGAGTGGCTCGGGTGGGTCGGCGACAGCTTGTGCTGCAGCGTGGTCGGGTTGCGACCGGTCGTGGCCGCGATGGCGGCGGCGCCACCCGGGTAATCGCGAGCGGCGTGATACAGCGCTAAATCGAGCGGCAGGATTTCCCGCTGCGCCCGTTCCAGAGAACTGAGAGCAATTCGGCTCATGGCATTAATCCTAAAAGTTGCCAGTGCCGCGCGACAGACGTTGGTGATACATTTGCCGCGTGGTCTGGAGAGGCCCAAAGCCGGCTAGGTTCGTAAGACCAACACCGGCACCGTGCCGGGGCGAACAATCCGTTGTTCACCCCTGGCGCAACAGCTGCCAGCTCTGTGGTAAGAACGGCAGCAACACCAAGGCTTCCGAGCCTTGGAAACGCGACGAAAGTCGGCAGCATGTGGTGTGCTCGCCTTCCGACATCGCGACCCGACTGCATTGTGGTGATGCTGTCGGGAGAAACTGGGCGACCCTTGGGTCGCCTTTTTTCTAAGTATTAAGCAGCGACAGCAGGAGAAGCTGGAGCTGGGAAAAGATCAGGTAAATCAGGTCGCAATTCGTGGGGTAATACTCTTCCTTCGGATGCCTTAGCAACCGAATGCACACGTTCGGTAGGAACTCGGCCCGCCTTGACCCATTTCCAAACATGCGGTTGTTTGACGTTGCAGCGCCGGGCAAGCTCTGACTGGTTGTTACCGCAAATCTTAATGACCTTATCTAAGGCCTGCCGACATTGGTCGGCGTCTTTAACGCAGCTAGTCACTGATTAAGCTCTCCCTGATGAAAACGACGAAGCGAATCTACAACCTTCGTAATAGACAAGTCAACACCCAATAGTTTAAGACGCCCTATAACCGAGGTCGTAGAATTAGCCCATGAAATACTTACCGATCGATCTCCTCCCCACGCTCTCCGATCGGCTGAAATACGCCATGGAGCAACTCAACCTCAGTCAAACTGATGTGGCGAAGCTTTCGGGATGCTCCCAAGCGACGATTTTCAAAATCGTAGATGGCCAAACGAGGGAAAGCCGCAAGACAGGCGCTATCGCTCGCGGGCTCAACCTTTCCTTGCCATGGCTTGAAAATGGCGACATGCCGGCTAGCGTAGTTCCCATAACTCGCAGCCAGGAAAAATCCCCCCGACCTCTTGTTCTCGAGCCGGTATCCGCGTGGGATAACGACACGCCCTTGAATGATGACGAGGTGGAAATACCACTTTTTAAGCAGGTTGAGATTTCAGCTGGGGCAGGGAGAACAGCTGTTCAGGCTGAATATGGGCGTGTGCTTCGCTTCTCCCTTGCAACACTTCGTCAATGCGGCGTCCATCCTGCTAATGCGTTATGTGCGCCCGTCACAGGCAGAAGCCAGGAACCCTTAATACTTCACGGTGCGACGGTCGGAATAGACAGGGGCATGACCAAGATCATAGCGGACCATCTCTATGCCATTGAGCAAGAAGGGGCGTTGAGAATTAAGTTCCTGGAACGCTTGGAGGGCGGTGGGCTGAAGCTCGTTAGCTACAACAGAGCTGAACATCCGGATGAGTCTTATACATTTGACCAGTTTGTGGAGCAGCAAATGAAAGTTTTAGGACGTGTATTTTGGTGGTCGACGATCCGCCCCGTGAATGCTCCTCCACTGCCAAGAAACTAAAAATCTAAAACCAAAGTAATTGCACCAATCTAACACCTAGGTTATTTTGCCTCACTCTCCTACCACAGTGAGGCTTCACCATGCGTGCCACCGCATCCCTACATGTCCATCCGGCATGTGTCAGCAACCGCAAACTGATCGAACAGCTGCAGCTCGCCACGGGCTGCCTGGTCGTCATTCATAACAGCAAGCCCAAGCTTGTCGCCAAGTCCTGTCAGCCCTCTCCTGTCGATCCGAACGGCGGAGGGCACGCGGCATGATCAAGTACAAGATCGACAACCGCACCCTGCAGTTGCTCAATGCACAGGTCAACCTGACTGAAACCTTCAACCACGTCCTGCGCACAGCGCCGAAGCGCGAATCCCTGGCATTCCGTCTCAAGGCCGAACGCGGCACCGTGGAAAGCACCTTTGTCGTCGAACTGGGTAGCGAACGCCACACGCTCACCCTGCCGAACGACAAGAAGATGCACCTCAAGCTGGCCGACTTCATCGAAGAGATTGCCAACGGCCCGCTTGATCCGAGCAGCACCGGCGACCCGGTGCATCGCACGCATACTGAACGGCAGTACGGCCGCTTTGAAGTCCAGGACAAGCAGCGGGTATTCGAGCTGATCCGCACCGGCGGCGTGCTGAGCCTCGACATGGGCTTCGATCTGCCGCTGCACGTGGTCGTTCATCGCCCACACACCCTCTCCTGCATCACAGCCATCCTCAGCATCGGCAAGAAGAGTCCGCGCACCCGGTGTTTTACCGCGTGCGGTACCGATGTTGAGATCTACAGCAAGGTCAGCGAATCCATCAGCCAACTTGCAGCAGCGGCCACCCCCGCCGCGCACGCAGCATAAGGAGGACGCCATGGAACGTACCCTCGCCCAAACAGCTGCTCATCTCGGCCTGACCCGTCCCAAGCTTATCGCCCGCATGCGCGAAAAGGGTCTGCTCAAGGGAAACCTGCCGGCGGACCTCGAGCGCGACAACGATTACCTACGGATCAAGGACAGCCCCTGGTACGACGAGAAATACGGCATGCAGTACAGCCAGTCGACCAGGGTTAAGCAGGCCGGCATCCGCTGGCTGGCCGATCAATTGGGCATCGATCTTCCCGCCATCCCGGCAGACCGCCGTGACGTGGCCTAGGGAGTACGCCCGCCAGATTGTTGCCATGCGCACACGCGAGGAGCGCAACGCCGCGCTCCTCGAAGTGCCCGAACATCTGCGCGAGCTGACTAAACGCCACTGCCTGAATGCCTGGAACCACCCGGCACGACAACAACGCAAGGAGGCTCGACAAGGCCATGAGTAACGCTACGCAGAACCCACTTCGCCTGCATCCGGCGCCTGAATCGACCACTGTTGAAATGCTCTATCGCACTTTCGGGAATGTGCTGATCCCACTGGAAAAAATACGGGAGGCCTATTTTCGCAACCTGAATTCACAGCTGTTCGTGACTGAGATCTACAACGGCAGGATTCAGCTTCCGATCACCACGATCGACGCCAGTCGCAAAGCACTCAAATACGTCCACATACGGCACATGGCCTCGTTGATCGACATCTGCGCCTACAAGGCTGATGAGGACATGCAGCGACAGCAGGACGATCAACGCGATGCTGCACCCACACCACTGACGGCTGTTACCACCAGCCAACGACAACCCCAGGAGCACACCAAATGATGACTCCAGTACAAGCAGTTGCACTCGTTATCTTGATCATTATGGCGGCCCTCCTGGTTTGGGGCGGTTACATCATGGGCCGCAGCGATGGCCTGGAGACCGGCCTGCGCGAGGGTGAAGACCTCCAGCGCGCCGCAAGCGCCAAAACCATCCGCGAGCTCCAGGCCTCCCTGCAGTTCATCCGAGCCGATCACACGCGCTTGGCACACACCTGCAAACGATTTGAAGCAGGTCCACTCTTCGGCCCGGTCGAGCACCAGACGCTGGTCGATATCGGCGAGCTGCTGCGGATTGCCGCCGAGACCTTCAGCGCATTTCGTACCGGCAAGAAGCTCGAGCGCGACGCCAAATATCTACGAGATCAAGCGCTTCAATTAGCAAAACGCCTAGCAACCCAAAAAGGATCCGATCACATGAAAGGCATTCAGCCAAAAGGAGTGAAAGCATGAGCGCCGCAGAAAAAATTGATTTCCACATAACTCCTGGCGCTTGGTTTCGGCAGGATCTGTTGTATCCAGTTTTTGGATTAAGCACGGAAGCAGTCCGCAAATACAGATCCCGCGGGATCTGGCTAGAAGGGAAGCACTATCGAACCGACCCAGCGAACGTGCTTGTTTACAACAAGGAGGCAATTGAAAAGTGGATGGCAGGCCAACCATGACTGACAAGATGCCCACAGGCGTCGAGATGAATGGCAAGCAATTACGCATCTGGTTCATTTTCAACGGCCAACGTTGCCGAGAACCTCTCGAAGGAATCTCGAAAGTAAACAAAGCCGCAATTGCATACGCCGACAACAAACGGCGCACCATCTTGGCGGAAATAAGAGAGGGCCGTTTCGATTATGCGGCTCACTTTCCCAACTCACCAAGGGCCGCCATGTTCACCGGCACCGGTGGCCCGTCCCTAAAGCGTACAGTCAAAGAAGGTATCGACCGATGGCTGGAGGTTCAGAGGGCGCTTAAAGCATCAAGCACCGTCGTTAACTATGTCAGCAAAGCCAAGCACGTCGATAACAAATTTGGCAAACGCCGAATCGTCGACATCAGCAAGAGCGATATAGAGTTATTCCAAGCGCAACTGCTAAAGCAAGGGCTATCCCCTAAGACAGTAAACGACATTTTCACCGTCGTTCGTGGTGTCTGGGCTGACGCCTTTGGCGACGGCATTTTGAAAGCCAACGCACTGGACCGAATCAGCAACGTCGGTTCGGACGTAGACCTTGAGCACGCCGACCCCTTCAGCCGCACCGAGATCGAGCTGATCGGCAAAGCGGATCCGGACCGACGAGCTGATACCAGGATGATTGAGTTCAACTGCTGGGCCGGACTATCGCTATCCGAACTCATCGCGCTCGCTGTCGAAGACATCGATCTCGATGCCGGCCTAGTGCAGGTTCGTCGTGCGCTGGTTGTTGGTGAGTTCAAAGTCCCGAAAGAGCGCTCTAGGGTAAGGGTAATTGAGCTGATCGATCCTGCACTTGCACTGATGCGAGAGATCGTAGCTGCTGCGAGGGATGTCCCCGCTGAAGAGATCACAATTATCCAGCGTGACAACATCACGTCGAAGAAGATGAAAGTCAGGTTTCTTTTCCGCAGTTCCACCAGCGGGCTGCTATGGAGCGGAAAGACCTTGAGCAATTGGTTCACGGCTCACCTGAAGAAGGCAGAGGTCCGACACCGAGGCGCTAATCAATGCCGTCATACCTTCGCCAGCCAGATGCTGTCGAGCTATGTACCAGTGGAATGGGTAGCGAGGCAGCTTGGACACGCTGACACAACGATGGTGAGAAAACATTATGGGAGGTGGATACCCAAAGACACCAAGAGCATGGCCGGTGTAGTGTCGAAAATGCTGGGGTTTAGAACGGACTAGAGCGGCATAACGGGCAAGGTTTATGCCCTAGAAATGCCCTAAATGGATCGACAGAAACGAAAAAGCCCCTGTAATCATCAATGATTACAGGGGCTTAGTCTTATTAAATAATGGCGGAGAGATAGGGATTCGAACCCTAGGTACCGGTGAAGGTACAACGGATTTCGAATCCGTCCCATTCGGCCACTCTGGCATCTCTCCAACGGCGCGCATCATAACAACACTTTTACCGAAAGCAAACCCTCTTTCGCAAAATTTCTCGTGCTATCAGATGCTTGCGTCGATTAAAGCGGTACACCCAGACGATTGGCGACTTCTTCGTAGGCTTCGATGACGTCACCCAGGCCCTGACGGAAGCGGTCTTTGTCCATCTTCTTCTTGGTGTCCTTGTCCCACAGACGGCAGCCGTCCGGGCTGAACTCGTCGCC